AAATGATGACGGTGGCAATATAACAGATTATGCAAAAATAGGTATGATAGTTGAATCTGCTACAGGTGGAAGTGAAGATGGGGCATTGGTTTTTCAAACAACTTTAAATGCTGGTAGTAACGAACGCATGAGGTTGGATAGTAATGGTAGGTTAGGTTTGGGAATGATTCCTAATGCATCAACAGGAGGAAAGTTAGATATACAAGGAACAGATCATTTAAAATTAAGATTTTTTAACTCAACAAATTTTAAAGCTGGTTTTGAAGTTGCTACATCTTCTGGTGATATGATTGCTAGTTCTGTTGCAGATGATTTTGCTATTAGAAGTCAATCAAATATTCTTTTTTCTTCTGGTGGAAATACTGAACGCATGAGAATAGACAATGCTGGAAATGTCTCTATTGGTAATGCAAAAGGAAATTCAATCACCACAAATACAGAATTAGCTATCTATGGTGGTGAAGGTGCTGATGCAATAATTCAATTACTTGCAGATAATGCTGATAATACTGCTGATTTTTTTGCTATGAGACAATTAGCATCTGGTAATTTTACTATGGGGCATCATACAGGCAGTGGATTTAATGATGCACTTGTTATAGCACCTTACTCAAGTGGAAATAATGTTGGTATTGGAACTGCAAGTCCTTTAGATATTTTAGATTTAAAAGCAAGTGATCCGCATTTAAGATTTATAGACTCAAGTGATTCTGATAAAACATGGCGAGTTGGGGTAGCAAATAATGAATTTAGAATACAAGAAGATGGTGTAGCCACTCCTGTTAAAATAGCTGAAAGTTCAGTTGACGATTCTTTAGTTATAGACGGCTCTGGGAATGTTGGTATTGGTGGAGATCCTGTAGCACAATTAACGCTTACAGATGCTACATCGCCTTCGTTAGCTTTTGAAGAATCAAATGAAGGCACACACGATAAGTTATGGCTTCAAAGTGTTTTTGAACATGACTTAATACATCAAGTTAGATTTGATAATAATGGTGGTGGTAATCAGTATATGGTTATCAATCGTGACCAATTAAAAATAAATAGCATTACTTTTAAAACTGGTGGGCAAGTAACAACTGCAAGTACATCTGTTTCAGTTTTTAAACTTGATGAAAACTCTAGAATTTCAATATCTAATAATGATGCTGGTGGAACTAATGGTTCAGATAGCACAACAGCCAATACAATTTTTGGCTACCTTGCAGGAGGTACGATAGATGCAAATACTATTGATAATACTTTTATCGGACATAAGTCTGGAAGTGGAACGAAAAGTGATGCTCAAGCCAATACTGCGATTGGGTCAAATTCACTTTCAAGTTTAACGTCGGGTGATAATAATGTAGTAGTAGGCTATGAATCTGCTAAAAACCTTACAATATCTGGACAAAATGTTGCAGTTGGTAGAAGTGCCGGATATAGCATTACTGATCATGGAAATAATGTTTTTGTAGGAGATACTGCTGGATACCACCAAACAGGAGAATCAAACGTCTTTATAGGTAAAGATGCTGGTTTAGGTTCAAGTGGGGATTCTGGGGATGA